GAACCTCGACAAATACGTAGATAAAACCTACGATATGGTAGAGGCATATATCGCCGTAAAGGAAGCCGAAGCGAGAGGCGAAAAGGCAGATTCACAAACGTTTGCGAAAGCTTTCAAGCCCTCGCCGCAAAAGTTCTTTACGGTCGTTTGCGATAACGGAAAAGTAAGGGATATAGCCTCCGTTCCGATCTTTCCCGATCAAGTTATGCACCAACTCCTCGTAATGGTAGCCGAAAAATACTTTTTGCGAGGAATGTACGCCTATTCTTGCGGTTCGATTCCCGGGCGCGGCGTTCACTACGGAAAGCGTTATTTAGAGAGGAGTATCAAGCGGGCGAAACGGTGGGCTCCCTCGGAGCTCAAGTATGCGGCTCAACTTGATATTAAAAAATGCTATCCGCACGTCAGACACGCCGAGCTCAAGGCGGAGATCCGTAAGAAATTCCGCGGTAATATCTTCGTTAGCCTCTGCTACGATATAATCGACAGCTACAACGAGGCGGCGCCCGATGAAGCTCCCCGCGGTTTACCGATTGGCTTTTATACGTCTCAATGGTTTTGCAATTTTCTTTTGATGCCTCTCGACCACGCTATAAAAGAGCGACTCAAGGTAAAGATCTACGCTCGAAATATGGACGATATGGTAATGTTTCACCGCAACAAGAAGGAGCTCCACGCGATCGTGAGGGCTATCTCCGAAGAGGCGGGGAAATATGGGCTCCAACTTAAAGAGAATTGGCAAGTATTCCGCTTTGACTACATAGACAAACGCGGCAAGAATCGAGGGCGAGTTTCCGAGAAGCATAAGAAACGCGCTCTCGATAACCACAAAGGGCGAGCGCTCGACGTGCTCGGGTTCCGGTTCTACCGGGATAGAATTATCCTACGTCGGAGATTAGCTCTCGGAATCCGCCGAGCGGTTGCTCGAATGTCGAAGAAATTCAAAGCGCACCGGCGAATAACGTTACACGAAGCCCGCTCTCTTATGTCGCGGCTTGGCGGCTTGCGGCATTGTAATTCTCTCGGCTTTTATGAAAAGTATATAAAGCCTCTTCTAAAAATCAAGAAAGTAAAGGAGATAATTCGTAATGAAATCAGAATCAACAGTAATGCCCGTTGCGCCGTATGAGCTCGAGATCGTAGGCGACGAGGCGGTAATCAAGTTCTACGACAACGTTACCGAGAAGGAACCGACCGAAGAGGGCGAGGCTCCTAAATGGGAGTGGGACGAATACGAGTTCCGCGTAAAGTATCGCTACAACCTCGCGGACGCGATCGAGGCGAACCTCGAGGCGTGGATCAGCGCGGCAAAGGCGAAAGCTTACGAGGACGCGGCGGCGGAGATCAGAGCGAAGCGCGACGCGCTCCTCAAGGAATCCGACGCTACAATGTGCCTCGATAGAGCGGGACTCAAGGCGCCCGAGGGCTCGGCGTTCTCCGCTTGGCTCGGCTTCCTCAAAGCAATCGGAGAGATCCTCTCCGGAAAGTGGGCGGTATACCGTCAGAAGCTCCGCGATATTCCTCAACAGCCGGGATTCCCGTTCAACGTGGAATTTCCCGAGAAGCCGGAGGATTAACGAATGGATAACGCCGTAATTATCCCCCTTCTCGCGCTCATATCGGGTGCGATCGGCGTTTGTATTTCGTGGATAGCCTTTAACCGCAAACAGAAAAAGGAAGCGGGAGAGGAAGGAGAGAGCCGCGGCGTAATGGCGTCCGATATAGGCTACATAAAGGCGGGCGTAGACGATCTCAAGCGCGAGACGCGCGAAACGAGAACCGACGTCCGAGAGCTATCGGAGCGCGTTACGCGTTGCGAAGAATCCGCAAAGCAAGCGCACAAAAGAATCGACGAAATTCACGATCATATAGAATCGAATACGTAAAGGAGATTTTCAAATGAAAGAGTTTTTTATGAGTAATTGGGCGAGCCTCCTCGTGATCCTCGTCTTTGTAACCACCCTCGTAATTCTTGCTATCAGAGGCAAGAAGGATATTGTAGCGAAGATCCTCTACGCGCTCGTTACTGAGGCGGAGAAGATCTACGGCAACGGTACGGGATCCGTAAAGTTCGCCTACGTCGTCGAGAAAGCCTATTCCTATCTCCCGGCGATCCTCAAGGTATTTATTACATACGAACGACTCAAGACAATGATCGAGGACGCACTCGCCGCCGCTAAAATCAAGTGGGCGGAGGAGGCGGGGATCTCCGATTATTTGAAAGAGCCCGAGGTTTTCGTCGGTGAACTCGTAAGCGTAGCCGACGCAACAGCGCCCGGCAATAACGAAAAGTAATATTTGAATAACAAAAAGCCGCTCGACAATAACGCCGGGCGGCTTTTTTCTATTTGGAATCTATTTGGAATCTATTTGGAATTTGAAAGGAAAAAGCAGAGGCTTTTAACCTCTGCTTATTACCACACCGAAACAGCCGCCCGTAAATATAAAATAGACGTGTTCGGATAGGTGGGGTTTTGGTGGACTAACTCGAGAGCTATCCGAACCACCGGGAGCCCCGTTCTCCGAGAGCTCCTCGACGTCGGAAAGCATATCTATATAGCTTATTTCCTTTATTCCGCGGACGTTGTAATAGATCACGACCTTATCGTCGAATAGATATATACAGTTTACGAGCGTCTTTATGAGGCGGCGCCGGAAATCCTCGTCGAAGAGATCTCCCGAGCAGAACCCGCGAAGGAACGCCTCAACCTCGCGCACCGTTACGCGGAGCTCTTGACGAACGCGAAGCCGAGAGATCTCCGTCTCGGTCGCTTGCTGTTGAGCCTCGAGAACGGCTACCTTCTCGTTTATTCGCTTTATCAGAGCGGGAGAGTTCGTCTTTATGAGAGAATCCGCCGCGGCGTCGATCTCGCGCTCGATCTCCGCGAGGCGCTCCTCAAGACGCGCGAGCTCCCCGGAGCCGAGCTCCTCTTCCGAGAGGGCTACGACGCGCTCCGCGATCCTCGATATATTCGCGTCGGTGAGAACGAATTTTACCGTTTGCTCGCATATATACCATTCTATAAAATCCTTCTTTTCGCTCTTCTTATTGCAAGAGCGATTTTTCTTCCTTGCCGCGCAAGTATAATAGAAATGCTTCTCACCGGTTCGGCTCGTTCCGCTATCTCCGATCAGAGAGGCGCCACAATGCCCGCAAAAGATTTTACCCGAGAGGGCGTAATAGGTAGCGGCGACCTTCTTTCCGTAGCTCTTCTTTTCTCGGCGCTCGATCTCTTGAACGCGATCCCACAGCTCCGCCGAGACGGTAGCCGGGCAAGAGCGCTCGATCCCGGCGTAATTGTGTACGCCCTTATAGACAGGGTTCGCGAGTATTTGGGAAACCGTGTTCACCGTGAAGAGCTTTCCCGTTTTGGTACGGAACCCTCGGGCGTTCAGCTCGTCGGCGATCGGCTTCTTTGTGATCCCCTCGGATCTCGCCTCGAAGCAATAGCGAACAGCGGGAGCGGTTCTCTCGTCGAGCTCGACCTTATGATCGACGATCTTCAAGCCGAGCGAGAGGTTTCCTCCGGTAGAAAGACCTTTGAGAGCGGTTTCTCTCATTCCTTGCGTAACGACACGGGAGAGGCGGCGGGAATAAGATTCCGCCATAGCCTCGTAAATGCTCTCGAGAATTATTCCCTCGTCGCCCGTTCCTATGCTCTCCTCGGTGGAAAGCACCCGGACGCCGAAGCCCTCGAGCTCCTTCTTGTAGATAGCGCTATCGTAACGGTTCCGCGCGAAGCGGTCGAAACGGTAGACGACTATAAAAGCGAATTGCCGTTTTTTTGCGTCCTCGATCATACGTTGAAAATCGGGGCGGTTATCGGTAGTTCCGCTCTTTGCTCGGTCGATATAGGTTCCTACGACGTTCAAGCCCTTTGCGTCGCAATACGCTTGATCCGCGCGGAGCTGAAAATCTATGCTATTTTCGGATTGATCGGGACCGGGCGAATAGCGAGCATAAATAACGGCGTTCATAGAACACTCCGGAGGAACGGAGCGCACCCGCGCAAATGCCATATATAAACCTCCTCGCCCTTTTCGCTATGACAGCGGAGAGGGCTTTATTTTTTGTAAATAACAATATGTAGGTTA